CTTCTTGGAAACCCCAGTTTGTGGAATTGGGCATGCTTGCGAAACGTACGTCGTCAACACTATCAACCGGAATAAGAACACCTGGCTCTAACCGGATTTCTTCTGGCTTCAGACCAGAGGCCGACCGATAGAACCCATACGGCATATTAGAAAGAGTACCATAGTCAACGCGTTGGTTATGTAGCGCATCAGCCTCTCTGTTGATTGGGTGAAGCAGTTCTACCATGCCAATTGAATAGCTTCTACGGGGGCGCCGGATAAGATCGGCCTTCATGAACGGGCGCTTGCCAGTTTTGCTAATGCGATCTAAGTATGTCCAGCGAAGTAAGCTTTTAGTTTGATCGTGAATCCACAGAACTACTTCTTCGTCGTACCCATCTTCGTCAATATCCATTCGAATATAGACTTCATGAATTTTGAAAGCATCTTCCTTCTCCTTTGCGTACAGGGTTTCTACCCCTTGGTAATGATCTCTTATTTGTTTAATATTATCGCTAATCGTTTGATATCCAGTGGAACTAGTGTCCGGTTCGCCGGCAAGCATTTTCTTTACTACTGCCTGGTCAAACTTCTTCTGAGCCGCCATTATCTTCAGCTCATGCTTGCTCATGTACAAGCGGTGTGAAATGATATGCGCCTGGTCTAGGTCGCTGCCATCGTTCATACTTCCTGGAAACAGAATGTCTTCATGGTTTACGGTTTCTAGCATTGGCCCATCGAATACGGTTATGAACCTCTCTTTCTCAACGTCCTCTGTTTCAAGGATCCCTTGCTGCGCCTGAGTCGCCATCATCATCTGTATATCTTCCTCTGACATTCCACTGGTGTCAAAATTAATGATCGGCTCATTTTCAACAAATACTGACTTCCGAAGTTTTGTTTCCCAGCGTAACTTTAATACGCCCCAACCAACCGTAACAATGTCCCATAGCCAATCGTCAATAGTCAGGTAAATCCCCTTGTAGTCATTCACATAACTGGTTAGCGCCCAATGCATGACCTGATCAATCCTTTTGATCCTAGCCTGATCCAGCCGCTCTCTTGGGGCAATATTAAACCAAGGCCTGACGCCAAAGATAGAGCGAACTAAGCGTGCATGAAGAGCCTTGCAGTGAATCATGGTAATTGGCAGGTGAAACGTTGATCCCGTTTGCCAAATCCCATTTCTCTTGTTTGAGATATAATCGTCCCACTCAGTTAAGAACTTTTCTTGGCGAGATATCCATACAGAACGGTCTTGCTCTAAATCTTTGATCTTCTCGCATACTTCGCCAGTGATCTTTTCTTTATTAATCCTCTTCCTTGGGATCTGATCAATTAACCTAACTTTTTCTATTTCATTTATTGGCATTTCATTCTCTTTGATTTGTTAAACATAGCCATATGAATTCATTACCGCACTATGGTTCTTCCACCTAGACACTTTTCTCTCATATTCATAACGCGGATTTGATATCACTATGTAGCGCAATGCGTCGAGAGAATCGTCGAACTTCTTTTTTGGACTACCGTTGTCATCCCATTGGTAGCGCATGAACTCATGAATTAGGTTCGTNCATGTGTTCACAACATACAACTTAGCCTTGCCGTCTACCTTTGTCAGTAGTCGCTGTATTTCCATTATTCCAGGAACCAAATTATCTCTCTTGCAGGGAAACCTAAGCCTAAGGCCAGCCCTCTCAAGAACTTCTCTTTGATTTACCCTGTATATCCCGTCATTAACATTAATCGCCGGATCAATAAGGCTCGCCACAATATTATACTTCTTGTCTCTCTCTAGTATTAACTGAGCCAAGTCAGGAAGCGAGCACTCTACCTTAAGTTCCTCTAAACATACTAATGTCTCATCTTCACTAATCCCTACCCATACTACATGGTGCGGTTTATTAACATGCGGATCAATAGCCCTGTAAACAGGGTAATGTTCCGGCCATTCCAATGGTGCAATGACATGGAAATCTGCATCAAAGTTTTTATATACCAACCCAGACAGCAACATGAACTCGCCATCTATCCTGGTCTTTTTCTCGTCTGCAGATAATCCATTCGCAAAAAATGCTATCTCTTTCTCTTTTAAATACCCGCCATTCTTGTCCCAGTTGTCCCAAGTGTTTATAACAAAGCTCTCTGTCGTCATATTGTCATAAATCTTGCCATTGATATCTAAACTTTCCTTTGTTTTCCCCTTAATCCATATCTCGTCATAAATCCACGGTTCAGACATTGGGGTCATACAGAGCCAACAAGAACCCTCATGGCGTATTAAACCACGAAGGGTGGCAATGTATATGTCCCGCTGTATAGGCTCGTCAAAATAAGCCCAGTCGAGCGTAGCGCCCTCAAACGAATCCATGTCTTGATCGCCTGACATCAAATGGACAACACTGCCATTGTTAAACTCAATATAGTTGATTATGCCTTGCTGATTCTTTCTGTCCCTGGCGATCATCTCTTTTGGAATCCACTCATAAATCTTAGGAAGAATTACCTGCTTGATCCCAGTCTGAAATCCCTGGGCAGAAACTATTCTTCCAACATTAGGTACAGAAACCTTCCTGTAAGGGTGAACCCCAAGCGCAAACCATATTGACTCGATGCATCCAGAGACGGATTTTCCAGATTGATTTCCACCTGTTAGACAGCGAACTTTAGCTTGAGACTTATGAAATGGTAGTTGCCCTTTATGGGGCTTGTAGAAATCTATCTTTCGAGATTCGATCTCGCTTTGTTTTAAAAGTAATAGGCGGGCGTATTCTCTTTTCTGGCCCGTTGTGAGTTTCGAAAGTTCCGGCCTAGATATCATCTAATACTCATTCTTCGGCAGAAACATAAATAACTTCTTCTTTATCACTTACCTTCATCGTGCCTACTGATCCTTGCTCTTGCCATAGGAAAAACATGGAATCATCATCCTCAATCGTTTTATAGTTTGGATTATCGTATGAATACACACAATCAATATCGTGCACCATAACAACAACCCCTGTTAGCGTGTCATAAGTATATAGTTTTTTTGCCACCTGTGCCCCCTTAACTATGCTACTGGTAAATATATTACCGTCCCTACGTTTCCTGCTGCCCCATTTATGCCACCACCATTCCCTGTCCCTAGTGTTCCACCAAGCGCTTGCTCAGTTCCTTTCGTTATCGACTCATAAATTAAAGCCATTATTCCACCTCCACCTCCGCCACCACCTCCAGCAGAACCTACTGGCGCATTCCCATTGCCTCCATTGCCACCGTTAACCGATATCGTACCACCAGTATTTACAATAACAGGAGAAACTAGGCACATATATCCAGCTCCACTACCGCCGCCTCCGCCTGTTGCCCCAGCATTGTTTGACCCGCCACCGCCACCGCCAGAACCACTGGAAATCTTCGTAACACCGTAAACATCTGTCATTAAATCAGATGTTGCCCTAGATAACGTGGCACCTGTTCCTGGCCCTATCCCAACGGCCCCCGCTGCGCCGCCCGCATTCGCGCCTCCTGCGCCACCTGCTCCGCCTGCGCCACCACCACTCTGAGTGCCACTGCCAGATCCTGCCACTCCCACCGCGTTTACTCCACCAGCACCACCACCTGTATTATTCCCTGTGTAATAGTTGTTTAACTTAGCCAGTCCGCCTGCGCCACCAGCGCTCCCATCTGCCCCATTATTACCGTTATTAGATATTGTCGAAGAATTGGTTATCGAAACACTTGCGCATACTAGATAATTATTGGTTACTAGAATTGCCGTGCCGCTTACCGATACAGTCGTATAATACTGATTGCTTGATAACGTCGTTGTCCCTGCTGCTATCGATAACGCCCCACTATCGCCTGTCCCAAATATACCACGCCCTCTCGCCAATTTACCAATGTTTGCTGACATATCTTATAAATTACCTCTCAATTTCTTACTCTAATCAAACAAAATGTATTATAACCGATTGATCTGCCGCCGCTCCAGCTGTGTTTACGTCTTTCGTCGTGCTAAACGCGAAGCCTATCCCTGTTGAAAAGTTGGCTCCTTCATTGGTAAAAAAATCAGTCCCAATAATCGTCTGCTGATTACTGGGAACCAGAAAACTATACAAAGGAACTGCTGCCCCCGCCGGTACGCCTGCCGTATTATGTAACTGTATATATCTCTCCGCCGCATTCTCATTATGACATGATATCGACAAAACATTGCCCGCCGTTGCTTTAACATTAAGTGCCGCGTTCGCCCCAAAATCCGTAAACAAAGTTGGCGCCAATGCTGCCGTCGGCTTTACTTTATGTACCATCCACAACTCACCTGCTGAACTTGTCGCCAATGGCGTGTAATCTAAATTCGTGTCCGATAATACCGTCGTCGCCGTATCGTTCCTCACCGACAATACAAATATCCCGCGATCGCCACTCACATGCCCAACATCTTCCGCCCTACTCCCTACCGTAAATACTTCCCCTTGCGCCGTTACCGCTATCGGCGTGTAATCCCCGTTGGCCCCACTAAATGCCGTGGCAATATTGTCATTCCTTACCGCCAACGACATCACCCCAACATCGCCATCCGCATGAACCGCATCTTCCGCCTTCCCCAATGACACTGCCCCAGTGCCTGGACTTACCCTCGTAACATCTACATCTATCCCATTCGTTATATCGCCCCTCGCCCTATCCCAACTCGCCCCATTAAAGATTAACGAAAAAGCGCCCACACTCGTCGTATTCGGATTCGCCGTAGCATCCCCAAGTGCCGCCGCAGCAGGTAACTCAGTGTCTACCGTTGTACTCGCCGGCATCGATAGAACATCTACATCCTGCCTTTCATTCGCCCCAGTCGTCCCACCACCACTACTTGTAAAACTCATATATTTATACCTCTTAAAACTTCTTAAACTATCCTTTTGGTTACTGCCAAAATGTTAATGATCGATGTTATCTTAATAAATAAAATGTGAGATCGTTAACCAATCGTCGTATTATATATTACCCGTATAACTTGCGTGTTCGTCCCTATTACATATATGTTCGCTAAATCATACAAATCATTGCTCCCCCTCGTGTACGCCTCCGGTACACTAAATACCGCCCCCGCCGCCACCGGCCTCCCTATCGTCGCACTTACATCACTCCCACCTACATGAACTAAATCATTCCCAGTATTACTAAATATCTCTACACTCGCCGCATATATACTCGTACTACTCAACTGCTGCGCTGACCCATTTAACGTTAATGTAAAACTTCTTAACCCATACGCTCTTCCTGGCATAACCTTCTCCCTTCTATCAAACTTCTTATCTTCTTACCTCTTCCCCCTCTACTACTACTTCTTTTACTTTATTTATCTTCTTCTCTAAACTCTCTATCATAGAGTCTAACTCTTTTCCACTAATTTTATTCACATCCCCCTTCAAACTTACACTCCTCTCTACCGGCTTCCACCCCGCCATATACAATAACACTTTCGCCGCCTCTATCCTCGTTTTCCCACTATCACTGTTCCTCATCTCTTCCGCTATCTGTAACACCGCCGGCCCACTCACCGCCCGGAGCATCCCCTCTACATCCCCCATCTCCGCCATCTCATTCATTACCCCAACTATCCTATCCATTAACCCCACTACTACACTCTTATCCCGCCGTATTACCTCACCATCCATCACCATATCTTTCAACTTCCTTAACGCCACTCTCGTTTCCTTGTTCCCCTCACTACCCCCCACCCTTCTCATTACCTCTTCCCTNANCCCCTCAAATACCTCTCTCTTCTTCCCCGCCTCTACCTTCCTCTTCTCTTGCATCCGCTCATACCTCTTCCCTATCTTCAATACCTCTTCCTCCGCCATCTCCTTCGTATCTTCTCTCATCTTCTTTCCTTCCTCCCTTTTGGAANTCCTTACAGGGGNATATCTACGACCTAGCAGCCGGGTACGGCCAAGAGGGAGAGGGTCATAAATAAACCACCATACATCTCATGTAGTGTAGTTAAAATTATATAGTAAATAATTAATATAAGAATTAAAATAATATAATTACAGTTTACAATAATAAAAGATTATCAGACGTTGCGGATAGATTCATAATAGCCACCGTGGGTGCGTTAACAAGAGCGTGGTTCATTGCCAGTCGAATGAGCGAAGCGGCGACTGGCTCTTTCTTTACCAGTGGCTCTTTCTTCTCTCAGGCGAGTACATACCGAGAGGACGCCAGTCCGAATATGTACGAGCCTTCTTTTCTCTTGGATCATATGTAATAGGAAACAGGGTGCCCCCTCTCTTTCTCTTTCTCTTACTACCTTCCCCAGTTTACTGGCAGAGCCTTCGGCTTCCCCCTCGAAGATCGTTCGCCCTTACTCGGGCTCACTCAGATCCGCTCGCCGCGGAGGCGTTCATCGTCGCAAGCTAGATGAACAGTATATATATAAGTATATATTTAAAGGGATAAGATATTATGAATTGGGTATATGAATAAGCCAATACAGTCATGAAGGTAATACAGTGATCTTTGGATTCCCCTAATAGTAGAATGATCTCGACTTCCTTAGAATAAATAAGGGGGATTAGAGAGATCATAATGGTAGCATATTTCAGGGCAGAAGTCAAGAGAATAAGGAAGGGGCAGGATTGGTGCGGGTTTAAGGGGTGTTGTGGATGAGGGGGAATGAGTGATGGGCGTGGGTTTCATGGGGTGTCAAGGGAAGTGGGCGGGGATAGTGGGTTGTGACGGTGGTATCGTTGGGAAGTGAGGATTTGTAAGGGGATAACTGGGTATCTAGAAAGAGGGAAATTGCAATAGATGCAAGGCCGAGGCGAGATATGTTGTCTGATGCGAGGGACTTGACGTTCATTGGGTTGTGCTCATAACGTAGCATTATTGTTAGGGTTTAATTGTACAAGCAAGATTCGATAAGTCAACAGCAATATCTATGTGATTATATATTATATAAATAATATAAATATATTGACAAAACACTATTAATTGTTATAGTAGGGGTATTAGAAACAAATATACAGGGTGATGAGATGAAAATCGTAATTTTCAACCCACTGCTAAACGGGTCAGAAACACACTTGCAGGTCAGTAAAGAAAAACGAGATCTCTATACTGTGAGACTAGAGAGGTACACTCGCGGGTACTTGGAAAGTAAGTATAGCCTAACCTTGATCTATGATGGTGACGAGTTGGCTAAACAGTTTAACGGTCTAACTGAAGATAACGCCCGTGGTTATTACGACAATGGAAACAAAATAGATTTCAAGACGCTAGTTTTTTAATCATATAACAAAAAAAGGAGATAAAATGATTTACAGTTACGACAATCACACGCAAGAATTCCTGAATGCACTTGATAGCGACGGAATAATCGAAATAGACGAAACTATGTTTTACTACTTCCTGGGAGTTTTACCGCCGGTTTTCATGTCTAAAACTGTCACGGATTATCCGGGGATGGAAGGGGAAAAAACTCTCGTCAGCTTTGGATTCGCTGAAGGAGCTGAGAGAATTTTATACTTTACGCAAACGCCAGAAAACAAGTTTTTTTGCGTTCGTTCAAAGCGAGTTAATCCAATGGGGTATTAAGTTTTAATGAAGCTAAATAGTTTAATCATATAACAAAAAAAGGAGATAAAATGACAGACACGAAAAGAACATTAATTTTCAACACGTTTTTAAAACACCCTGAGATTATCTCAGAATTGACGGAAGCATTGAGAGAGCAGGGCGGGGAAACGTACGAGTATTGTTTAAAAATACAGGAAACAAAAGAGAGGTCAAAATGAGCAGTAAAATAACTGGCACAAACAGGCCTACCACGGTTTTACTCAGTCCTGAAAATAGGGAATGGTTACGCAGTAGCTTTAAAAACATTAACTCTGGCGTAAACAAACTAGTCGAGTTTGCCCGTGGCCGCTATGTTTCCGCGTGTAAAGCGTGTTACGGATACGGATATGTGTTTAGCGACCAAAAAGAAGTAGATGATAACACACCACAAAAAGAAAGCGAGGTAAGATCATGAGCTATGTACCATTAAACGAACATTTAGCCAATCAGCCGATCACATGCGAGGCGTGCCATTTGGCTGAAGCGGATGGGCACTACTTTATTAACCAAACCGGTGTTTTTTTATGCGATGAATGCCTAAGGAAAACCGGGAAAACAGGAGAAGAATAACATGAGTTACTTACCACTAAAAACAGATTACGAAGAAACTATGGAGGAATATAATATGGACTTAGAAAATGAACTAAAAGATGATTATAATTACTATATTTATAAAAAGAAACTTGATAAAATGTTTGAAGAAACAAGCCCTTATTTTAAAAGTGACCCATTGTGGTCGATTAGGTTTGATGAAATGCTAAGTGAGATGTGCAACACCATGATTCGCGAGAGTATAGATATTGACGATTTAGACAAAGAGGGTGATGATGTCGCGGATGTGCTGTATAAACTAGAGCAACGGCTTTCGGATCCCAAACATGAGATAAACAGGAAAATAAGGGGCTTAGTTTTAATCGAGGCAGAGAAAGAGCTTGATAAAATTGTCAGGGATTTACTGGTTGATTAGTGCTGGCTTAAAAACTCAAACTCAGGCCGCTTCCTGATATCTACATTTCCCAGAATATCTTCTTCTTGTACATACGCAACATAATCACTTTCATCACGCTTAAGAACAGAAATCTCATACAGTATCCCACGTTCGTTTGAACCATGAAAATCCTGAATAATCCCAATATCGTTTCGGCAGTAAATCTTATTGCTGAACAACACCGTTTTGTTAATGGCGTATTTATTTTTTATAATTCTGGCATAAGCACTTAATTTAACTAACATATTCATACAATAGATTCACTAAGTGAAAAATGGGGGCCTTGGCTAACTACCTTCCGGGCACCGATCGTCGATTTTAGGTGCCTTTTACTGCACCGCAAATGCAGTTTTTAAGAAACAAAACTAACTATCCTTGGCCGCTTTTTTAATATTCGCGATATTGGCACTAGAATTTCCAATGCCTCTTTTTTGAGCCCTCATGACTTTTGCCACGGCATCGGTAGACTCGTTTTTAAAATAAAAAACACCCTCGCCGCCGTGGGGATCGATACTCAACTCAGATCGTTCAGTTATTGGCGCGAGATCGAATCCAAGCAATAGAACTTTTCCCACGTCAAAAAATCTAAGAGCTACTTTCCCGCTAGTGTATAAACAAGCCATGTGATCTTTGTCGTACTGGAAAAGTTCACCGTATCGGCATTTCACGTGCCATTCGCCGGTTTCCTTAACCAAGCGCCGGATTTTATATTTCTTGTTTAGGCTCCGTACAAACTTCTCGCTGCCCTCGCATATGTCAATGCTGGCGGCTAAGTTGGGGTTTGATTTTGCTATTAAATAATATTCAGTTTTCATACAACCCCCTTGTTTTGGCGGTACTGTGCTTCCATGACCATAAGCATTGCCAGGGCATCAGCATTTTTGAGCGTAACCCGTAGATGTGGGTAATAAGCTTGCGCCCGCTCTTTGATTTGCCGTTTTCTTGTTATCTTATCTTTGCTAAATAAGCCCATAGATTGCTGCCATTTTTGTGGGGATATGCTTTCGTAGGGAATCTGAAGCGCACCGAGAATCCCCATTATAATCCCGTAGTTCTGTGCAAATTTCCAGGTCGAGGAAACGCCTTGGCCTGGGAACGAATGTACTTTCTCAAGCCAAGCGTGTTCGATGCCATCTTTGTTCTCATAGAGTATTTTAGCTAGTTCTTGAGCCGTGTCCGGCATGATCCAGTATTTGACCCTATCGATTTTCTCAAGCGTACCATCGTGCAAAGCTAAAGCTCCGGATAAGCCAGGATCGATAGATAATAATTTACTCATTTTTGTTTACCCCTATGTATGCCACTGTAAGCTCGTGTGATGAGCTGTGGCGTTAGTTAATGTAAAAGGCATAGCAAACTACCATTCATACAACATTTATGGCTATAAAGGCATCTGGGAACCTGAAGGTAACATGTTCATTGCCATCAAAGAACCAGTTTGTCTTGTAAATATGATCCTCCAGTTTATTGAGCCAGTTGCCATAATAAATTGGCTCGCTTGTTTCATCCTGGAATAAAACAAACACTTGTGCCCCTGTTATTTCTTGAATTTTTTTGTAATGCTCATAGTGGCGAACCGGAAAGCCAGTGGCCGGATGATGTAGCATCCTTTTCTTTCTTTTGCATTCAACCCATATTCTTTTCCCGTTAATTGAAGCATCAATGTCCGGAAGTGAATAGCTGTGACTTTCCCCGATTAGAGTCGGTGCTCCATCTGCCGCAAAAAGATACTTTGGAATCACGAAATATCCTTTTTTAATTAGAAACCTGGCGCATTCATCCTCAAACTCTTGCCCATATTTTAGCTGATCTTCAAAACTTACTAGTTTCGTTCCCATATGATTCATACCCTGGCCTTTCTTCTCTGCTGAAGTATTCTAGCTTTCTACCAAAGCACAGTTTTTCGATAATTGAATAAAACAAATCTGGCTTTCTGGAATGCTCACGCCGTTTTTCTCTTACAATATCCCTGGAATCGTTATTTAAAAAAACTGGCTTGCCCTTTATTCCTAGCAAGCAAAATTCACATTGCATCCGAAGATACGAGCCAATCCCAAGACTTTCCTTGTCCCAGACAACAATGCCCTTGTATTCAAAACCCCATAGATCCATTATTCCCTTTGCTTCAAAGATAAATCTATGAGTTGTCCAGAGCCATAAGGAACAATCGCAAGAAGACGGCAAAGATAGGTTCCCTATTTCTTCTATGCTCATTTCTGGGTAAGGGCTGGCTACTCGTCGATCATTCGGGCTATACTCAGATCCATACGGCCATGGTGGATCAATCACAATTACATCAAACAAGCCATCTGGCTTAGTAATTATATTTTGTTTAATTATCTCAATCTTATTTTTAAATTCTTCTTTCTTAACTTCTTTCATAGCCTCGTGGATCGTGACTTCACCAAGCCGAACCTTATCTGCTAATGCCGGAAACTCTTTTCTCAGTTTGCGGGCTTTTTGAATCTTTCGCTGCGAGATTTGAGCTTCTCTGGAATATTCCTTTCGCGTATCTAATTTTTCACTGTGTTGAACCACGTCGTTCGACACAGAACCTAACTCCTTAATTTTCCTTGCATCACCAAGCTGTGTTTCTCTGCTTATCTTAGCCTGTTTCTGTATTAACTCATCAACGATGATAGCCCGTTGATCGTCAGAAAGATTGCGACGACCAAGTTGGTTGGTGAGGATCCATATTTCTGCGCCATCGGCATCTGAAAAATCTTTGTTAACAATTTCAAATGGCAAACCGTGCTCTTGGCATATAGAAAGGCGGTTGTGTCCATCAACAACAATGCCTCGCCAGCAGACTAGCGGCTCTCTGCACCCTTCTAAAACTATGTTTTCCTCTAGCTGTGAATACTCAGCGTCAGATAGCGGGGGCACAAGATGTTTAAATTCTTTTTTTATTTCTACCGGATACATTCATTCTCCTTATTTTTTTGTTATGTCACAGCCCTCTAAAGCACATTGACTCTGCATCAAAAGAAAGCTTAACCGTCCCAGTCGAACCATGCCTTTGTTTAGCTATGACCAGGTCAGTCGCAACTTTGTCTTTCGAATTATGCTTCGAGTCCCGAATAATGAAGGTTATCGTGTCCGCGTCTTGCTCTATTTGTCCGGACGAGCGCAAGTCTGATAGCAAAGGCTCGTTTGAGCCGCGCCTCTCAATTTCACGGTTCATTTGAACACAAAGAATAACTGGGATGTTGTATTTAAGCGCAATTGACTTTGACCGCCTTGAAATGTCGGTAACTCTTTCGTATTCAGTGAGCTTGCTATTTTCGTGTCTTATTCTTTGCAAATAATCGATAATCAAAAGATCGATTTTGATTGTCCCTACCGCAGATTCAACATATCGCATCGTTAGGTCATCATTTTTCTCGTAAAGAGAATGAAACTTTAATGGGAAACATTCTTTTTTAAGCTCTTTTATCAAGATCCTTTCTGGGGAACTTAGCCTTAAATACTTGAATTTATGCTGTGGGATTCCAAGTTTATATGCGAACAATCTTTGGGACAGTTCAGCGGCGGTCATTTCTAGAGAGATGAACCCGGCATCCAGGTTCTTGCATGCTGAATTAATGCCTATTTGGTAAGCCAGAACGCTTTTTCCTGTACCAGGCCTGCCCGCAAATATATGCAAACCGCCTTTGTTTAAGAAAAGCTCTTGATCTAGCTGCCATATACCAGAGTTTATGTGCGTCCCGGTCTCACTTCCAAGTGACCTGTCGTATTCGTCCATTGCCGAGTCGATGTCTTTAACCAAGAGACCAAACGGCTCTACGGGATCAAGCGAAGAAAGCGCCGTCAAGCCCTCAATAAGCCCTTCACGGCCTATCTCGCCCGCGCCAGCCATAGAGTATAGATTCTTCTCTGCCGCTGAAACATATCTGTCCCGCAATAGTTCTATCTTTTCTTGCAGTATCACCGAAGGAACCCAATCGTCTTCATACTCTGTCAGGTTGGCTATCTTGACATCGGCGGAAACAAAATCACGCCAGGATATTTCCCTAACACCAGCATCACGGCGGCCTTTGATAAACACGAAAGCTTTTTTGTTATTCTCGGTAGTAAACATTTCACCAATGAGATACGGCGGCATTAGGCTAGTATCCTGAGCCAGGCAATATATTATTATCGACTCAAGGATCTGCTGGGCATCTTCGTCAATGATTGGCATTTAAGGTCTCCTGCTTTTTTCTTTCGTCTTCTTCGTATTTCTTGTTTTCCTCGTCCCATCTAGCAAGGTCTGCCTGGCGTTTCGCCGATTCCCTTGCCGCCTGAGCACGCCAGTCAAATTCTGGTTCTGCTTTCGGCGCATCTTTGGCCTTTCTTTCGTCTTCCAACTTAAACCATTGGCGCACTGTTAAATAAAGAGAATTGTATTTTTTGTTCCCAGCATAGTTTCTTATCCTATCAGCCATCTCTTCGATATCTTCGATAGACCGGCCAGACTCAACCAGCTTGTCGCGCTCTTTCTCCGTCATGGACAGGTGATCGAACTTTATGTAGACCGGATCAACCGGCTTCAGAGGGGTGGACGCGGTATGAACCATCTTCTTTTTTCTAAGAGGGGATTTTAACGAAGCTTCGCTGGTATCGGGGGGCGAATCCGCAGAAGCGGTTGAGCCTTCTAAAACTTGAATCACTTCATTGACGACCGAGCCAAGCGTAGCGGCGGTCGTCTCTTCTGTCTTCCCCCCTTGGCTCTCTGAATTCCCAGTATGTATATTCTCTTCTTTAGGATTCAATGAAGAGGGATTCAGTAAGAGGGATTCAGCCCGAGTGGCTCC